CACAACGTTGTTGGTGGAGTCACCTGAACCGGAGGTAACATTGTCCTTACCACTAACCATCAACTTGTAACCATCCCAGTGACCGGCGGTTTGGGTAAGTTCGTTCCAGATGTGAAGCCATTCGGCGTAATGTTTGTCAATGCGTTGACCACCAATTTCGACTTCCACGGACTTGACGAGTTCGTGACCCGCCCATTGAACACTTGATGCGGGGGCGGCACCGAGATCGGCTTGGAGGTAGATGCGGTGAATGAGATCACCATTTCTGGAGATGGGGCAGGTAACCTTCTTGCCGAAGTTGGGAAAACCGTTGAAAGTTTGTTCAATGGATTCCATGGAAAAGTTGGTGTGTCTGCGGTAGACAACTTTGAAGAATGTGATTTGAGGGTTGCCAGACAAGTAGATGTCTTGAGCACCGTAAGCTACGAGTTGCATAAGTCCTCCTCCCATTATGTATTTTTATATAATATAAGAAAAAAAATTTATAGATATTTAAAATTTATTTTTACGCATTATTAAAAAAGAAACTTTTCGATGAAAAAACAAAATGTATATAAACGATCTTGTAATTACAAAAAAACTTCCAACACTTTAGACTTCTGTCACAAAAACAACATAGAAACTTTCGTTTCTAAAAGAGATTCATTACAAGATAAACATGATAGACTGAAATCTATAAAAAACGATTTGGAGGAAATCAATAACAAACCTAATCATGAAAAAACAGATGAAGACTTTAAAAATTTAGTTCTTTTTAATGATGAAAAAAAATCTATAGAATCGGACATTCAAGACATAGTTACCAACAGAGAGGAAATTGATTATTATTCAAACACTGCTGACATTTTGTATAACTATTATGATTTAGTTGAAAACAATTCAGACAACAATATGAACATTGCTAACCATCTAAATAGTGCGAATAATCAGAACAAAAAAACGATTTTAGAATACTTTCACAAACAAATATCTTCAAATAATGAAACTGGCGATGTAACAACAGATACCGATAAACTCGTAAATTGTAATATATCTACTACCACGCCTAATAATAACAGGGCTTCTCTATTGGATGAGTATTTATCTATCACGGATAAAAATTACATTAATGATAATATTGATAATAACAATGCTTTAAAATGTGAATTTTGTAACTCAATGGAAAAAACAGTTCTTAACAACGATAGTATTTCGGTGTGTAATAAATGTTTCTCCGTTCAACATTTGTTAACGGATAACGAAAAACCTTCCTATAAAGATCCCCCTAAAGAAATCAGCTATTTTTCCTACAAACGCATCAACCATTATCAAGAATGGTTAAATCAGATACAGGGGAAAGAAACAACAGATATTCCGGAAGAAGTGTTTGATAAAATAATGTTAGAGTTGAAGAAACAACGGATTACGAATGTTAAAGATATAAATCGTCAAAAAGTGAAAGAGATATTGAAGAAATTGAAAATTAACAAATACTATGAACACATTCCTTATATATTGAATAGGATAACAGGTATACCGAATCCTAACTTAACACAAGAATTGGAAGAAAAATTAAGAAATATGTTTAAAGAGATTCAAGTTCCTTTTTTGAAACATTCGCCTTTAGTTCGTAAAAACTTTCTTTCATATTCATATGTAATTCATAAATTCATTCAAATTTTGAATAAAGATGAATATTTACGATATTTTCCTCTTCTTAAAAGTAGAGAAAAGTTGCACCAACAAGAAGAGATTTGGAAAAAGATTTGCAAAGACTTGGGTTGGAAATTTATAAGAAGTATCTAAGGTCCTTTTAACGGTTGGGTAACATGGGGCATATTGTTCATGGTGGGGAATCCAACCAAGTTCGCACCAATCCCTAAACCAGCACCGGATCGGGCACTGACTCCCAAACTCGGACTGTATAAATCTAATAAACTAAATGTCGCGGCAGCAACGAAACCAATCAACACAACATCATCCATTGTCAGCTTTTTATTGGGAAACATGAAGGCAGCAGTTGCTACTACCAAACCCTCCATAAGATATTTGAGAATGCGTACGAAAACTTCCATGAAATCAAATGAGTAGGTCATTTTATTTATTATATATAAATTTTTTTTTAAATTTACTTAAACATATTCATTATTTATAACATTATATAATGATCTCTACAAAAGAAGTTGATTATCTTGAACAGGATGAGCCTCTGCGTAATCAAAATTTTGTATGTCTCTCGTTTATAAGTCCTGAAGATATTTTAAAAAAGAAAGAGGCGTATTTTTTTGAAGAATATACAAAGGCGTATGCAAAGAAGAATCAGGAATATGTCAATACTCTGGAAAACATTTTTCCTGATAAAAAAGAAGAGATTCGAATTATAAAAGACAATTTTGACTTTTTGTTTAATGAAACAAAAATTCAAGATTCTTATAAATATTTTGTACAAGATCAAGCCGAAATTTTGGAAAAGACCTTTTACGAACACAACGATTTTCAAACTTGTATTAGAGGTCTTAAGGTAAGGGGTGTCTTTGATACAATTCAAGAAGCAAAGACCAGGAGCGAAAAACTTCGAAAATTAGAAAATAACAAGTTTTCAATCTTTATAGCACAAGTAGGATGTTGGTGTCCATGGTCACCAAATCCCGAACACATCGAAAATCAAGAATTTGCTGAAACACAGTTGAACACTTTAATGAAAAAATATCAAGAGAACCAGGAAAATAAAACTCAGTATTTTGAAGAACGAAAGGAAGCTATGAAGAAACAAATTTCCGAAACGGAAGATCAGAAAAAAAAGCAAATTGAAAACGATCTTGCTAGCGTCCAAATTGTAGATAATGGTAACGATGTGACGCTTGAGTTGACATCATCGGAAAACCAACCATCGAGTATGTACACCGAAGAAGATCCGTGGATGAAAGAAAAAAATATTACTGAAAATTAATATAAAAGGATGTTTAGTTTGTTGTTTATATTTTTATTTATTGGGATAGTTATGGTTGTGGATGGTATTTATCACGAAGAAATTCAAAAATTAAAAGCTCAAAAGAAAATCGTGTATAAGTTTATCCCACGATCTACATATAACGATATGTTATTTCATAAACATACTAATCCGGAGTACGAAAACATTTTCACACAGGATCATGATGCTAGAAGTGCTGGGAGATATACGAAATAAAAATACAGTTGTTTACTTTCGGTAGGTCTTTTTCACATTAATGATAGGTCTTTTTTTCTTGAACACCGAAGGATCGTAATTCTCTTCGTTGTCATCATGCTTAATATTTTTACTCATTTCCCAAAATTGTTGATTGCATATTTTAAATGGGGGGTGTTGATTGGCTTTGTACCAAAACACATTATCCTCCAATTTGTTACTTTTCGTCGTATTGTCTATGACTAAACATTCGTAATTTTCTGTACATTGATCCATCACTTGACAAAATATTTCAAAATTTTGAAACATTCCTGCATAATTATCGTATATTCTCTTTCTGTTCGCCACAATGTTCTCTCTCAAAATAAAAATGTAATCAATATTCGTTCTTAAATTAGGAGGGATACCTAATGGATATTGCATTGATATAATGAAAAACATCTTCAAATGTCTACCGTTCATGAACAATGCTCTTACATTTTTATCTTTTGTCCAGCTAGAATCGTACAAGCAATCATCTAATATTAAGAATGACCGGGGATCAATTTTCGATCCACCATATTTAACATTCTCATCGTTCAAACTCTTTATTACATGTTGTTGTCGTTTCACCACATTATCAATTATGTTTTGTTTAAACTCGTCATGTATAAAAATCTTGGGAATCATTTCACCGTAAAAATTGTTTGCTGATTCAGTCCCCGATATTACCGTTCCAACTTGAAAGGAATTATTGTAATACAATAAATCTTTTATTAAAAATGACTTTCCTGTATTTCTCTTTCCTATCATCACAACGACCTTATCATCTGTAATGGTTGTGATATCAAACTTTTTTAACTCTAATTTCATACTATATTCTTTATATATTATATATTATATTCCATAAAATCAAAACGGAGGTTCTCCTAATTTTATATTATTCATTATTTGTTTATCATCATTACTATCTATAATTAAATTCGAAATCATATACACGATTATAAATGACATTATTGCCAATATGACTATTTGCATTTTATCTTTCTTCTCCTCTGTATTTTTGTTCTCGTAAAGTATATACAGTGTGAATACCACTGAAAAAAATAATGCTATCACGAAAGATGTATTTTGTATCATTTATATTCTATAATTTTTTTTAATTTGTTTAAAAAACCTGTTTCCGATTATTACATATATTTCTTTTGTAATAATAGTTTCTTCTTCAATTGATTTTTGTTATATCTAAAATCATCATATTCTATACTCGTACCTAGTATACTTTTGACCTTTTCCGTGTTTTTAATTTTCATATTAATTCTGTCTTCCTTATTATTTTTAACAAAATCGTTTGAACTTTCATTTACATCTCTTTCATCAATCCTTATATTGAAATCTTCCTCATCACTACTTTCTACATCATTACATATTTTTATTTGGTTATCATGTACTTTTAACACAACTTCGTTTTTCAAATCGTTCATTTTTGCGTGAACAGATTCGTCAGCACTATTTTTTGATTCCGTCTTCCTTTCTAAATCATTATCCAGTGTTTCATAAACACTTACATCTTCTGCGATAATAGCATCGGTGTCTTTATTATCAAGATTGTTTTCCACAAATTCATCATAATATATATCATCTATTGTTTCTTCAACAAATGTTTTTGGTAATTCTATATTACTCTCTACAGTATCATTTTTAGTCCTTTCATGATATTGAATATCATTTAATCCGGTATCACTCTTGACATCAACTGTCGTTTCGGTATGATTCACTTCTTCGTCATGATCTGGTTCTTCGGTACGATTCACTTCTTCGGGATATTGACTTTCATTTAATCCCGTATTACTCTTGTCATCAACTGTTGTTTCGACATGGTCTACATCTTCGGTATGATCTACTTCTTCAACATGGTCTACATCTTCGGTACGATCCACTTCTTCGGGATATTGACTTTCATTTAATCCCGTATAACTCTTGTCATCAACTGTTGTTTCGTCATGATCGACTTCTTCGGTATGATCT